CCTGGGCCGCATCATCGCCACCGATGCCCACGCCAATGCCAACGTGCTGTCCGTGGAGGCTCAGGCGCAGGGTACCGAGGCGGTCGCGCTCTCGCAGCTGCTTAAAACCCTCGAAGCCTCGAACCCCAAGTGGTTCGGGTTGCTCGAGAACGCGGACGGCGTTCGGGCGATCGTGCGCGAGATTTTCGGTGAGTCCACCGGCGTGAAGGAGGCGAAGGAAGGCGCGGCCGAGTGGCACAAGGTCGCCGAAGCGATGCGTCAACGGTTCAACCGGGCGGGTGGAGATGTGGGGAGTCTCGAAGATTGGGGCATGCCGCATCACCACTCACAAGCGAAGGTGGCGGCCGCCGGGCGCGAGGTGTGGGTCGCCGACATTCTGCCGCGGTTGAATCGCGACGCGTACGTGAATGCCGACGGAACACGCATGCTGCCCGGCCAGCTCACCGCTTTTCTGAATGAGGCGTGGGCCACGATCGCGACAGGGGGCGCCAACAAGCTCGAGCCCGGCCGGCCGAGCGGCGGCGGCATGCGTGCCAATCGCGGCAGCGAAAGCCGCCAGATCCATTTCAAGAGCGCGGATGACTACCTCGAGTATCAAGCGCGCTTCGGGGAACGCACGCTCTACGAGGTGCTCATCTCGCACATCGCAGGCCTCGCCAAGGATATTGCGCTGGTGGAGACCCTTGGGCCCAACCCGGATCACACGTTCCGGTTCCTTCGGGACGAAGCCGTGCGGGGAGGCAAGCTGGCCGATCCCACAAAGGTCGGCAAGATCGATCAGCAGGCGATCCGCACCGAGAACCTCTACGACGTCGTTGCCGGCAAGACCTTGCCGGTTGCGAATGAGCACCTGGCCAAGACCTTCGACACGCTGCGTTCTTGGCTGATTGCCGCGCGCTTAGGAAGCTCCGTCATCACGTCCTTTTCGGACGATGCGACATTGCACCTGACCGCGAAGCTCAACAACCTGCCAGCCATGCAGGTGCTGGCGAATGAGCTCGCAGCGTTCAATCCCGCGAACCGCACGGAGGAGCGCATGGCGCTGCGGGCGGGACTGGCGCTCAATACCTTCATCGCATCGCTCAATCGCTTCGGCGAGCAGGGGCTCGGGCGTTCCTTCTCGCGCAAGCTCGCGCAGTTCACGCTGCGCGCCTCGGGACTGAACGCCATGACGGAGGCGCGCAAGCGCGCGTTCGGCGTCACGATGTTGAGCGCCACCGGTTCGATCGTTCGCGATCATGCGCGCCTGGCCGACCTCGACCCGATCGATCACCGGATCCTGCTCGCCAAGGGCATCACAGACGCAGACTTCGCGGTGTGGAAAAAGGCGCAGCTCGAGGACTGGGGCGGCGGCAACAACACCATGCTCACGCCGGAATCGATTTACCGCATCCCGGACGCCGAGCTCATCTCGCTCGGCCATCCGGCCCAGCTGCGCGAGCAGGCCGCCACGCGGCTCCTGGGCTCGGTGCTTGAGGAAACCAACATCGCGATCATCGAGCCCGGCGCCCGCGAGCGCGCTTCCATGGGCGCAGGGCTTCAACGCGGAACGTGGAAGGGCGAGCTCACCCGCTCGTTCTTCCTCTTCAAGTCCTTCCCGCTCGCCATGATCGAGCGGCACTGGGCACGCGGCATGAGTCTGCCGAACCTGGGCGGACGGGCGGCTTACCTCGCGACCCTCCTCGCTGCGACGACGGTTCTCGGCATGGCATCGCTGCAGGTGAGCGAAGTACTCGCCGGACGCGATCCGCGCAACTTGAATCCGTTCGCCAAGGGCGGGGTGCGCAACTGGATCGCGGCCATGCTCAAGGGCGGGAGCCTCGGGATCTACGGCGATTTCCTGTTCTCCGATTCCACGCAGCATGGCGGCTCACCGCTCGCGACCGTGACGGGGCCGGTCCTGGGACTTGCGGAAGACTTCTTCAATCTCACGCAGGGCAACATCCTTCAGGCCGCGCAAGGCAAGAAGACTCACTTCGGGGCGGAGGTCGTGCACTTTGTGAAATCGAACCTGCCGGGCGCTTCCTTGTGGTACGCAAAGGCCGCCCTCGATCACCTGATATTCCACCAGCTGCAGGAATTCTTCGCGCCCGGCTACCTGCGCAGGATGAGGCAGCGCGCGTACAAGGAATTCGGGACCAGGTACTGGTGGGAACCCGGACAGGCGGCGCCCGATCGAGCCCCGGACCTCGGGGCCATGGCCGGGCAGTAAGCTTGAGCAGCAAGACGAGTTCGTTGGCTGGTGGCGGGAGAAGGTGACGCCGCGACAGAGCCCAGGCGGAAGACACGGGAAGTCATCGCGCGCAGAGCGGCGCACGATGACATTAGAGCTGCAGCAGGCCGAGAAGCTCACCGGCATCAAACAGCAGCAGGTGTCGAAGTGGGCGAAGCGCGTTGCTTGAGTCTCGCTGATATTAGCGCTAATATTAGCGTCATGGGACGAACGCACCGGCCGCAGGTAGCTCTGTATCTGGACCCTGATCGCGTCAAGCTGCTCCACAGGCTCGCTCTAAAGACGAGGCGCACAAAGCAGCACCTACTACGGGAGGCCGTCGACGCGATTCTCATGCAGCACAAGCTGCTGAAGCCGAAGCGCAAGCCCTGAAGCGGCGCCCGGGCCCGAGTCACCGGTCCCGAGCGCCTGACCACAACCCTCTGTATTGGAGAGAATCATGGCTAAGAGAAGTCTACCGCGCCCCAAAAGGGGCTCCCATCAGCCGATCAGCTATCACCCCGGCAAGGGGCTGCTTGTCTCAACTCACGCGCGTTTCCCGGAGACCGTTGACGACAAGATCGTGTGTGCCAAGTCGATCGTCCAGGCCGTTGTCGCGGCGCATGACGCCGAGCAGGACATGGGAAACTACGACATCCACTGGCCGCTTAGTCTTGCGGCCGAGATCCTGGAGCAGGCCGCCGATCAGTTCAGCAAGGAAGGGGTGAGCCCCGCAGCGCTCGGAAAATTCACGGACGATGACGCAGATCGCACACCGTTGCCGGGACTCCCGCCAGCGCTCCCATGCCCCTTCTGCGGCGATAGCGAGGACATCCAGATCGTGGAGACCGCTCCGCCGAAGTCCGACTCCGACGGGTTTTACCGGGTTACCTGCGGCAGGTGTGCGGTAGACGCTCCAGGGGGACCAACGCCGCTGGAGGCGGCCGAGGAATGGAACAAGCGGCCTGCCGATCGCCAGCGAGAGTGGGGCGAGGATAGCGTCGAGCAGGAGCCTCGCGAGGCGCGGCCGTGAGCCCCAACAACGTGACGCCGGTTCGTGAAGCCGACGACTCGCCCCCCGAAATCTCCGCTTCACCGCCTGGCTTTCCGTCAGTGCGTGTGTACTACCAGGGAAGCCGAGACGAGGGCAAAGGGCTGTGGTTCGAGTATTGCGGAACGCTAGAAGACCTGGTTGCCGGCGGAGCCGCAACGCCTGAAATGCTCAGGATGAATCCGGGCACTGGCGCTCGCTACAAGCGCATCGATGAGGATGGTGACGCGTACCGGGTTAGCCGGTACTGGCGTTCAACTACCGACGACGGCAAGGAGTGCGCCCCATATCGCTACTACCGCCTCCGTCGATTAAAGCCCGTCGGGCGCTTGGATGGCCTGCCCGCGTCCAACGACGCGGTCACAGCGCGTCTACGCTATGAGCGCTGGTGGGCAGCTCGCAGAGCTGAACCGGGGCCTCGAGTCCAGCTGCGCCTGGTGGTCGACAACACACGGGGGCGGCCGTGGCCGCCGCTATCATGAGTCCTTCGGGCAGAGACCGTGAGTGGAGAGAGGTGCTGCGGCTCTGGGAAAAGCTGGACGAGACTCAGCGCGAAGAGGTGGTCAAGCTGGCCAGGGCGCTGCTCGAAGCGCACCGGCGGCAGAGCCGCCTGCCGGACCAAGGCGGAACGCAATGACCGTCGTGAGGCCGCCTGCCCGCGGGGCGGCCTAAGAGGACACAGACAATGCTATCGGCAACATCCCCCGAACCTCTTGATACCAAGGCCGCCTTTCGTCTGCTGAAGCTAGGGGCGCTTCTTGGGGCTGTTGGCGCTGGCGCCGTGTTTGCGCTGCTGATTGTCTTTCTGCTGTGGACTGGCAGCCTGACCTTCGGATGGCGATGACCCTCGGATCTGATCAATTAGGCGATTCACGTCCAGATTGAAGCGGCACGAAGCCGCTATAAGGCTGATGCCTATTGCGATTGCTGCAAGCCACTTGGCGCCGCGTTTGGATCGATCGCCGCCCGAGAGCTTCTCAATGACGGGCCCGAGGGCCGAGTGAATTTTGCTGGCCTCCGTGGCGAGCTCACCAGCGGTGATGGTTTCAGGGTCGGCCTCTGCTACCACCTGCAGCAGTCTCTCAAATACCTCGCGGGTGAATTCCGGACCCGACACGAGGTGTACGGCGTCGTCGACGAAGTCGAAGGTGCCATCAAGCAGCTGTGCCCTGTGACCCTTTGGGCAGAAGACGCCAACGTCCCTAAATGTGATCCCCCTGGAGTTACTCATGTCGAAGTAGCTTGATTCGAATATCGCCCGGCATTCAGCGCAGTAGCCGATCGGTCCCTTCACGAGTGCCCCCTCCTGCACATGTCGTGTGCCGACCAAACGCAGAAAAATGCGAAAGTCCGTTGGTCGCTCAGTGCAAATTCAGTGCACTACCCTACTCCTAGTCACGCACAAGCACGCACCACGGCTCAAGCTGCAATGCGGCTGGCCGCTGGAGAATCAACGGCTTGCGTATGGCGCCCATGCGTCGCTAAGAGTACTAAAGAGTGGGGTGCCAGCCTGTTAATCCGTTGGTCGTTGGTTCGATTCCAACCCGGGGAGCCAGTTTGATAAGGAATTTCAATAAATTATAGCGTATTACTTCCGCAGATTCGAGCACTCGGCAGCTTCCCCGCCTACTAC